GATCCGCTTACGGCTATTTGCGCAAACATTATGAAGGTAAACGGCAGAGCTGTAGAATTGCGAATTTTTAATGAACTGAACCTAAAGGGCGCCAATACATGGGACATGGCAGACGTGCTAATTGATTTATATGGTGGCGAATGCTGGGCAAGCGAAGACGCGGATACTCGCCGCCGCATTATTGCTTGCCCTGATCCGACCGGCAAAAGAAAGCAAACGTCTGGTGTTGGCGTTAGCGATCACCAGATCCTTAGGAAGGCTGGCATTACTGTTTTTGCCCCTGAAGCGCCCTACAACACCGCTGACAAGATTCGATCCGTGAACGCAGCACTGCGCACAGCAGACGGGGAAGTGCATACCAAGATTCATCCACGTTGCCGGGAGCTGATAAAGTCGTTTCGCACGCTTGGTTACGCCGAAGGAACAAGAATGCCAAACAAAAAACTTGGCGTTGATCATGCTTTCGACGCCTTTGGTTATTTATGTCTGGGCAAATTTAACCTTGCAAAAGGCGAATCGGGTACTGTTACTACCCACAGAGTCTACTAATTCTCTATATTTTGCCTTTTTCTGGCGATTCTGGCGGTGGCTCCAGTGTGACTGGCCCTTTCTTCGTCCAGATCAGCCGCCAGCTTTCGACCTGCTCTTCAGGCGACTGCAGGGTGTACCAGAGGTGGCCGCATTGATCGCAGCGCCGCCGTCTTGCGCGACTACCGCACGCTGTCATGCGTGTTTCTGTGATAGTTACATCAAGAGATCCGCAGCCTGGACTTACGCATTCAGCCAAAACGACTCGCTTGCCCATTGCTGTTTACAGGCTAGGATCCCTATCGGCGTTGAGTCGATTTTCCACCAACTTGGCAAAGCCAGCAATATCGTGCCAGCTATCGGCATAGTTGGGATCGCCGCAAACAATGCGGCCTACTTTATGAAAAACCATGTCCAGCGATTCCTGTTGATCTGCTGCGAGCGTCTTTCCGCGAGAGCGAAGGTAGGCAGCGACAACTAGCTTTAAGTCTTGTGTAACTTGAGCGTGATCCGCGAACCTGCCGTAGCGCTTGCCGCGTTCTTCTAGTGTTTCTTCAAGGTTTGCCATGACTTTAGCCCTTGGATGCGGTGACAATTGCATCGTTATTATACCTGCCGGTGACGGCATAAGAGCAACAAGGTTCGGAATCCATCGTAGAAAACTTCATCTGCCCGATTTTCATGCCTGGATAAATGCCTATCGGCCAAAGCTGGCGAACATTCTTAAGCTCAAGTGTTAAGCGCGAGCCATGCCGGCCGGGATCGCAAAAACCAGCCATCAAATGCTGTAATCCACTCCTTGCGCGAGAGGATTTAAGGATAAATTGGCCTTCTAAGTCGTTGGGAATGTTGAAAAACTCTTCAGTTTCAGCCAGAAAAAATTGTCCTGGCACTATGAGATAAGGATTTTTCTTTGTGTATTTAGCGATTGAAACTAGCACCATCTCTGGGCTTTCCGCTGATTCGATCATAATGTTGCTGCCCAAGCGCAAATCAAGCGATGCCGGGTTGACCAGCGCAGGATCATACGGAGTGACCATGCCAGCCATGCACCGTTCGTGGATCCGCCAGTCAGCGAGAGTGCCCATGATGCGTTGATTGTTGCAGCGTCATTCTATCACGTTGCTTGCCGGCAAGGGATGAGCTATGATTGAGCCATGGAACGCCCCCGCGAGTTTACGATGGTCCGGCACAATGGCGAGATTGGCTGGAAATTGCCATATTCCTACAAACTGTTACCGTCCTCTGCAACGGCTGGCGTTGTTGTCGTTGATCCGGCAGGGGTAACACGTCTTGTCGCTCGCAAGACGCTGACGCTGCGATGACCGTGCTATAATTGATGGGTAACCAGCAAAGGGCTGACCATGCCTGATCATCCGACTTTTATTGATGAACTGTTTAATGACGCAAGCCGCCGTCGAATCATCGTGTCTGGCCGGCAGTGTGGGAAGTCTGCTATTGCTTTCGAGATGCACAAAAGAGCGCTTGAGCGTGCTACTCAAGGCGGTTTTGTTGACCCGCCCCGCCGTTTGTGGAGCAGGGAAGATGGTGGTGCTACTATACCTTGCCCATGGGGGAGAGAGGATGGCCCCGAGAAGTTGATTTACGATGCTGCCACAGGGCATATAAAGCCTGCAGTTGACCTTAAGCCTCGGCGCGAAGTTGATAGGCTGCGAACTGCTGACATTCTTCAGGCAATGACCATGCGCAATGCCACTGATAAAGTTATTCCAGAAGAGTGGATGGACGAATTAGGCGATCTTGTTTGGCGTGAGCGTGATAGACTGGCCGCTGACGCTGGAAACTGATTGTAAGCCTTGATTTATGTGCTAGAATCAAACTGTCTTAACTCAACAGACCACCATGGACGAAGCCCTAACGCCAAAGCCTGAGCGAGATGCTGACTGGGATCCTGAAGAGGATCTAATGCAAAGGATTCTTGCTGAGTGCATGAAGACTGATCTTTCTGCTGTACATGCTGCTGGTACGTGCCACGCTGTTGGCGTGCTACTTTTGGCGCAGGCTTACAATTTGACACAGAGAGAAGAAGTGCAGCCCCTGCCGCTTGGGGATGACATTGTATTTGTTGAGCCATAAACGCAACCCCTACCCCCGGTTACTTGTACGCCAACTTATACGCTAGCTTGTACGCTGGCGTATTTTTGTGTGTGGGTGTATTGTTGGGAAAAGAATGAAAAACATGCAACAGTTCGGTTTGTGGGCGAATTGTTGTTATATTTTTACGCAGGCTCTGCGAGATGGGAGAGGTATGGGCACCCCCTCCCCGCTATGCGAAAACCGCAACCCTGCCCCCGGTAAGCATAGCAAACCGGGGAAGGATTAAGCCTAGTCGTGATAGCCAAAGGTAGGCGAATCGTTGCGCAGATCATAAGCAATCCCGCGCAAGATATAAACGTGATCTTCTAACTTATCACATTTTAAGAGATCAGCCACAGTCATGGCATGTAGCATATCTAGTACATTCCAAGCGTGACCATAAGCGGGGACCATATAGGCTTGTGGACCGTGCCTTCTGTCTTCTTCGATCACGCGCCTAATAGTACGGAGAGCGCCACTAGCAAGGGTAGCTAGTTGGCCGTTTGTCATTGTGCTGACTGCCATGGGTTGGGTTGGGTTGTTTGCCTGTTCATTCTAGGGTCAGATGCTACGCTCTGCTTTTGACCCGTAACAGTTAGTAATGTGGCTGGCTAGGTGCAGGATGCTAATTACATGTCATCGTCTGGCCACTTGAAGCCAGCGGGAACAAGCCAAACATCTTGATCCTGATATAACGTCTCGCCTAATTCTGTACTGTAATTATCTAACACACTTTCCCATGCTTCCCAGTAAAGGTCAGACTCTATATCTCCCAATACCCTTGCATACTCTATGTCTATATTACAACGCTTGCAGTCTGCCTCAGTAAGGTATCTAGTACCGAACATCTGCGGAATATAAATCCCCCATGATCCGTCAAGGATTAAGGTGGGCTCAACAATTGTTGGCAGCTTGATTGTTTGTGACATTGTTTCGATGGGATGATGGGATGATGGGATGATGGGGGTGATTAACGTTTGGAGATTATACCCAAAGGGTACATATCACGCGCCTTGTCTAGCGCTTCCGCTCGGCAAGATGCCCTAACATGATCAGAATGTAAACCTTCATAATCACTGATACAATATAACCTTTCACCGGTTCCCCAGTATTGGGGATATTTGCCATAGGTGTAGCCTTGGCGGTTCAGCCTTACATGCTGACAGTAGACTCTGCCAGTGTAGGTTTTAGCGGCTAATCTCTCATCGTAAATTGTCATTGCGTTAGGGCGAGGGCGTGGAATGATGGAAATTAAGATCAGTCTTTATTCCAAGGGTGGAAGATATAAATCCCATCATCGTTGCAGGACAAAGCGCCATTAACGGTCTTACCGTTAATACTGGCACGGGCAGGTAAGGCAAAGGCATGCAACGGTTCGCCTGTTATCCTGGCAGCACGACGTTCTGTAGTGCCTGACACTATGGCGCCTTTGACGTTAGACAAGGTCGGCCCACCTATCCAATCAGCAAAACCTAATTGTTGCTGAGGATCGTGCGGGTTAGTTTCGTAGCGGTCGATTCTGTTAAGACCCATGGTGCTTGTTTGCTTTGGTACTTGCATATCCTACCATGCCTTAGCACGGTAGGATCTTAAATGCTTAACAGTTTGCAAGGTTGGCGCGGTGGCCAATTAAGTACAACAAATACTCCCTAGCATCCTCGCTTGCAGTACAGCCATTACAGCACCTGTTCTGCCATATTTCTATAGCTTCACTCTCAGACAGCGGTTTAGCGTTATTGTTTTGTGGGCGATCCGTCAAAATGTGCGGGAACTGTTCGGGGCCACCATCGCCTGGCTTGTGCCATACAAGCCAGAATGGGGCGGAAGTGATTCTTAGCCCTGACTTTGTTGTACTTTTCATAATAGATTGCCATGAATGAATTCAGCAGACAGGTTTGCCGATGCTAGAATAAAGCTCATCAATTCTGCCTTTAGAATCGGCAGCATTGTAGACATATAGCGCGACCCCCCTGGGGTCGGTTTGGTGGTAAATGGACAAACCATGCCTGGCAGCAATCTTGCGAGCAGACTCTACGCTTTGCTTCTCCTTATCCTGAATCGTAGGGCCGGGAATAGTAAAGCAGCCGTAGCGATCTTGAAAATAACGCTTAGGAGTTTCTTCATTGTCACCGTGCCATTTAATAGCGCCATTACATTCATCTTCATTCCATTTGTGAATAATTTTAGCTAATCTTTTAAGACTTGCCCATTCTGCGGCGGTGAATGGGGCGGTTTTTGTTGCTGTTGCCGTGGCCATCGCTGATTGGTGCGTGTTTGCTTGTTAATAGTAGCATGGTTGTTAAGCGACCGTGGCTGGACGCTTAACAGTTAGTAACAGTGGCAGCATCGTCAAGGCTTGACAATTTTTCGCTTATCTCTCCCAGGGTTCTTGCGTAGAAACAATCCTTATTATTTTTTTTTTGCACAAGCCATCTATGTTTTGAGCCTATAGGGTTGGCTCTTTTAATAAACCATATTCCATCGTTGCCGGCTGAATACCCTATGTATTCGCCTGTCCGACAACTTATGTCAATGTTAGGAAAAGATACGCCCATGAATGCTCTTGAATGAATGGCTTCCATACAATAGCACGCTAACAAGGCCAGCGCCTATGAATGCTTAACATTTAGTTGCATGAATGCCTGTTTCAGATGAGACTCATTGCGCTGCAAGGGTTCTCAACAAGTCTCAGTTTCAATCTCAACCGTCTCATCAGTGAGACTGGGCGCTGTCTCATCTGAGACTGGCCGAGACTCACCGGCAGGGAGTACAGGCTGCTCGACTGAGACGGTCAGCATAAGGTCCTCCTCGCTCAGGCCAGCGCTCTCCCGCAGCTCGCCAGCGATCTCGCCCGCCCTTTCGAGCCCCTTGAGTGCTGGCCCCCAGTCACCCCTCGCTATGGCCCCTTGAATGGCCGTCTGGCGGGCGGCAGCGACCATGGCCCGGCGTAGCTCTGGCGGGGCGCTCTCAGCGGCCATCAGGGCACGCTCAGCGCGGCGCTGAATGCGAGTCAGGGTGGCGTTGGTCAGGCATGAATGAGCCTCTACCAGCTTCCACCTAACTTGAACCGGCAACAATCCAGCAGCATAATAGTTGAATGCCTCTTGTGTTAAGGCTTCTAAATCTGGCGCCTCTTCATTCTCGCTGCTTTGGTCCCAAGATGCCTGCCAGGCGTTATGCGTGCGCAATAATCTTTCGCTATCTGGCCGGCAGTGAATGGGAGTTGGGTTAATGCGAGAAAGCGACGAATCCATGTTGCGTTTATCTGTAGTTGCATGATACTACTACGCGACATACTTTCATGCTTTTATCTTGCCGGCAGTAGGAAAATGGTCTTATAGGCTTGACTTATGGCGGATAATCGCCTGCATTTTTAGTAACAGGTCCAAAAGCCTGATGGGAGCTGGTAGAGATAGAGAGAATAGAAGAAAATACTTTTTTTCACTTTTTCTCTGTCTCATTGAGACTCATAGTGAGACTGTATCACCCTGATACCTGTTTCCCCCACCTTTTCTATTAGGCGATTTATCTCCTTTTCGTTTTTCCTTGCAGATCGTTGCGCCGCAAGGCTTTTGAATGTGTTACTGAAAATGCAGGTTTATCTCCTCGGCACCTTTTTCCTTATAGATCGTTGCGCTGCAAGGCTTTTGAATAGATCACTACTCGATGCAGGCCCCAAAAATAACCATAAGCCAGCCTGATCTGTCCAGGCTGAGAATCCAATGAGAAAGCTGGGACTCGAAAGCCCCAGCCCCCATGATTTACCTTGCCGGTTGATTAAAGCGTGTCAAGCAATGGTGCGTTTTTCTTTTGGTAAATAACAGGCCAGGGTCTGGCTGCGAATGGATTACATGGAATAGCGCTACAGCGAACGTTGTCCATGTGGCGAAAATCGCAGCCTTGGCAGCCATTCTCAGTAGTGACTCGAATTTTATTGTAATCGTCAATATCGGGAACAAAAGTGTATCTAGCCATGGGATGATTGGGATGGTTGGGATTAAGACAGAGACTGTTTACTTTGCCGGCTTACTCCAGAATGGATCATAACCAAACGGAATGTCATACCATAACTTTTTGTCAATATCTGACCGGAACTGTTTAGGCATCTGCAATACGCTGTCAGGTAATAAAACGTGATAGAGGATAATAGTTTCAGCTTTTTCACTGCACCTAACGTACAAAGTCGATTCGTGATGGTCAATCAAACAGCCAGCGGCAGTAAGCTCTTCATAAAGTGTCATTGGATGATCCGGCTTGTTTGCCGGCAGAATGGTGGGTTAGAGGTTAAGGCGTTACTCTTCAAAGCAACCTAAATCTTTTAGCCGCGCATCTTCAGCCTTACGCGCCAGGCTTGAACAAATTTTGGCCATCGCCATCAGCTCATCCTTGGCTCCGCTGACTCTCGCCATTCGCTCCACTAACTCGATAGATTGCCTGTGCAACGCTCCATAACTATGTTGGTTGCCGGCAAGATAGCCAGTTTGATCGTATGCCGATGGGGTTTGCATGGTGGGCCGGTCGTTTGAACGAATTAAGCATAGCACATAAAAAAGCGAGCTTGCTAGGTCCGGCTGAAAGCGCTTAACAGTTTGCAAGGTGTTACTTTTCACTTTCCACTGCCACTACCATGCCACGGCTAGCGTATGGCGATTTGTTGGCTTGATCCACTACTGGCATTAACAAGTATTCCATGGTCACTGATAGCTCTGGCATTTCCACTTTAGCGCTAAAGATCATTGGCGTATTATACCAATTTCTTTCGCTAACCACAAGATCAGTATGTGAGTATAGTTTAACTATTGCCAGGAAGTCAGCTAGGTAAGCAGCATTAAATCCAATAGGCGTATCAGTCTCTCTTCCATATTGACTGGGCCATATCCGATCTGAGTCTGGATAAAGTGTAGCGGGATTTACGCTTGTATAGTTATGCTTTGATCCTTTAAGCTCACATTGCCACGTTGCCGGCAATGATTGCATGTATTCCGTTAGCTTTTTGCCGCCATGGATAGCAGCGTTGCTAAATGGCGTCTCAAATTCAGCGATTCTGGCGTATGGCATGCGCTTCTTAAACGCTTTACCTGCCAACAGTGTTGGCTCATTACATACCCATTTAGGATCTGGGCATGTGACCCTAAACGCCCTGTGCCCGTCGGTGGAGCTAATAGTGACTCCCCCATTATCTGCCGGCCTAACTAGGATGCCGGTTATTGTCTCCTTAACAGGATCTGGTGAGGTAAACTGCGCTGCTGCGTGCAGCATTTGAACAGGCAGGATGGCGTTTGTCATGGCGGCTTGGGTTGTTGGGGAAGAATGGGATTGAATAAGGTAGCTACATGGGTTACGGCAAAAGTGCAATAATACGATCAAAAGTTGGTGCGTCAACTAAACCAAAAAGCTCAGACTTTAGCCTAGGTATGTTTGTGGAAGTAAATTCGTGAGTAAAAACTGGTCGCTTTAATGTTTTTTCGATTGCTTCATGGAATACACTGAAAGGCATACAGAGCCTATCTTGGTGGATTTGAAACAATGCCCGCGTTGGCAAGTCCCACCCTTCCCATTGTTTGCTGTGATTGCAGGCAATGGCCTGCACCTCTGTCAGTTGAGTAATGTTGGTGCCGTCGAAGCTGGGAGCGTTTGTCATGGCGGCCATGGCGGCTTGGGTTGCTTGAACAAAGTAACTATACAGCATCCAAGCACCAACATACCAAGGTCAGCGTTGGATGCTTAACAGTTTGTCATAAAGCGGCATTCTGAAGGAACTCTTCAAATGACATGCCACCAGCGGTCCTTGCAGATGCTGCGCTCTCATCCATGACCCGTACCATGGCAGCTTCCTTAAACCGTATCCTGTCATTCTCGATAGTATCTGCCGTTATCGCCATGTATTTCGATATTTTCTGATACCAGCGATAGCTATAGTAGAATACTTGATTGATCCTAACCCTTTTGAATGTTAAGCGCTTGAGTCTTAAGTCTCTGATCTTAATGTCATGCGCGATTAGGTTAGCCATCGGCTGCGTCTTCCTTCGCCGCCAGGCGCCTTGCCGCTGCAGCTTCCTCCTGCGTCAGGAAGGTGCCTGGCAGCAGTGCGCCATCGTATCGAGCCGTCCATTCGCCGGTCACTCGATTGCACCTCAGATCCTTCTTGAACCAGCCAGGCCGCTTTGCTCGCCGGCCACGGGGATTGGTATAACGGTGCGGGGTGTCTTGTATGGCTAGGTTATGATAAGACAGGTTAAATGGATTGCCGTCAAGGCATATAACATAGCGCAGCCATTTGCCATCGGCAGGATCGACGCCATGAGCTAGCGCCCAGGCAACATTGGCGGCCTTGTACTCTTTGCCGTGAATGTAGACGATTGGCAGGCCATTGCGTGTGCTATCGGCTAAATCGCCAGGTTTTTTGGGGCCACGCTGCTGGAGATAGGTTATAGTCCCGTCTACTGGGTTGTAGTGGAACATGGACTGGAGTAGCGCGATTGGTGGTAGTGCTGTCATTAGATGCCGTCCCACTCCACCAGACTTTCCCACATTGGCTGTAATTGGCTATCCATTTCAACTTCCTGTTCGATTGGGTAGCCACCCTGTTTGGCCGGGTGGCCATCTTGGTAGACGGTTCGCTTGTACCAGCGCCAGGCGCCAAGGTTGTTTGCTGGTCCCATTAGATTCCAGTCGCCTATCGTCTGGGGCCACGCAAGCCCGCCAATCGTGCCGGTCAGCTCAGGATAATCCATTTACTTGCTCACCATGGATGGATTGCGCTCTGCTGCGCTCAGGCTAGGCTCTGGACCTTCATCTTCATCTGCCCATTCTTCGCAGATCATCACCATTGCTTGATCTTTCAGCCAACCATCTGCCTTGCCATTTTCGACAACGAGGTTCAATTCATAGACACTGTTAGCGTCTATGAACTCATGGACGGGATAAAACGAACCATTGGGGCCACGATCTGGCTGCTTTTCCCCTTGCCGGACCTCAACGGTAAGGGGGAACCGCAGATCCTTAAGTTCTGCCTCTAGCGTTGTCTCATCTGGAATGCTGTCGAAGTTAAAAGTTTTTTCCATGGTAGGAGAAGCAGGATTGCGAAAAGAAAAAGAATAACGGAAACATGTAGGACGGCGGTAGAACCGCTAAGCAATAATAGCACGGCTGCTACCATGCTGCGCTTGTTCATGGGTCTTCTTGTGGCGAGTCGGTTAATTGCCTGTCAGGCCGAACTTCGACGTTAAGGCCAATTTTGGTGCTAAACGCAGCAAGCTCGTCCATATCGGATTGATCCCCGTAACAAAGGATCTTTGAGCCTGCTGGCTCGGTAAGCCAAAGATTGAATCGTTCTATCATTATGCTTTGCAAGAAATAGATGTCAAGCCTTCCAGTTCCGTAGCAATTTCCCTGAAGGCATCAAACACGTCAGAGCGACCCTCCGCTTGCTGCGGGGAGCCACAACGCTTCATCAATGAGTCGGCTTGGTCTACGGCAACTCGTAGGGTTGCGGCGGTCGCGGGGGCGTCGATACATGTTCTACAGCCTTTCCAGCCATTGTCTTCGGGATGACATGGCGGATCGTTGACATTGCCCCATTCCTGGCGGCAGTGTATCTTTGCAGAGGCAAGCAGCGTCTCTAGTGCGGCAGAGCTTAGCGACTTGGTGGTACTGTTAGGATCGAAGGTTGTCATTTTTGGCAAAAACAAGAATTGGATAAGTGTTCAGTAAAGCGTTGCGGCAGGTTACTTTCGCCAAGTAAGCTCGCCGCCATCAAGATAGCAAGAATAACGGCGAGAAAGCGTATCATTGTCGGTTAAGTGTACTCTCAACAAAAACAAAAACACAAGCTGACAGGCAAAGAAACCCTGTCAGGAATGCTAAGCATTTAAGAACTTCAATCATGGGGCGATTGGCGAAGGAACGATTGGTGCTTCTGCAATAAGTCTCAAAAGCAAGTCACGCTGACGCAAGCGGGCGGCGTCGGCGGCGTCGGCGGCGGCGGCGTCGGCGGCGGCGTCGGCGGCGGCGGCGTCGTAGGCGGCGGCGGCGGCGTAGGCGGCGGCGGCGGCGTAGGCGTCGGCGGCGGCGGCGTCGGCGGCGTAGGCGGCGTCGGCGGCGTCGGCGGCGGCGGCGGCGGCGGCGTCGGCGGCGGCGGCGGGCCATTCTTGCCCCGCTGCCAAAAGATCCATGCCAGCGAGGACCGGTTCAATGACTGCGGTGATCCCATCTGGCTGGGGCGGTAACGACCGCAGCTCCGATGCCAAAAACTGCCATCCAACCCTGCTCAGGCCTTTGTTGTCGCAACCAACGGCAGTCGGGAACGCTGCAAAAAAGGCCTGCGCCTCTTTTAGTGGCAGTGACTCAAAGATGTTTTCAGCAATTCGCTGCAACATAATTGGCAGGCCATATGTATCTTGAACCTTAGCTGTGTCATTAGAATGCGACAGACAGCCAATAAAGCAGCCACGGGAACCATCCCAGTAGGAGCCTTGCTGGATTGCGTCACACTCGACATGGTGCTTGACTGCTTCTGAAAGCTGATCGAAATTCCTGGTTAGCATGGGGGCGATTGGCGAAGGGATGGTTGGTGTAATTAGGTTTCAGTCCTGATCCCTGCCGGAGTTAAAGTCAAAGTCAACTTGAACCTTGGCAATGCCCGCCACTGAAAGAAGAGAAATAATTGCAATCATGCTAAGCTCAAAAATAACTACTAAATCAGCTAAGGCTCCAACAGTGTCGTGAAGGGTTTGCAGGTCCATGAGCGGTTCGTGGTTGGTTGTTGGTTGTTGGTTGAACAATGTAAGCATAGCGTGTTAGCCAACCGCTGCCGCGCTGTGTTTCAATCTCTTAACATTTAGTAACATAGCTCCGCTTCGCCGCAGTGGCCATAAGGCAGGCTCATGGCACGCTCGATACGGCGGCGCTGATCGTTGCTCAGCCCCTCTGGAGAGCTGGCAAATGCGCTAAGGATCACCGGACTCCAGCCCTTGTGCTCGACAAGGTGTAAGTTACGATTGGCACCTTTAACACGCTTTTTGATTCTTTCTGCGTATATCTCTTCAATGGACAACTCTTTTAACTCTCTCCTGTCACCTTTGGCTAGCGTAACTCGCTCTTGTTTTTCTGGTTTTTCAACCACTTCTTTGTTTTCGTTAAGGTGAAACTTGGTTTTCTTAAACTTAACCTTGCCTTCTAGCGTCCAGTCGATAGGTTCATGGGGCAGTGGTAAGCGCTCCCAGCAGTTGCCATGGTCAATAATTAGCGCTATCTTATCTGGATTAGACGGATCAGTGCGCAATACTCTGCCGATTAACTGTTTCCATAAGCGCAGGGAGCGTGTTGGTCTGATTAGTTGCAGGCACGTTGCTGCCGGCAAGTCTAAGCCTTCATCAATTAACGCAACTGATACAATTACCTGTAACTTGCCGGCAGTAAAGCGCTCAAAGGCATGGTCCCTGTCGCGCTCTGAAGTAGTGCCGATAATAACTTCAGCGCTAATACCTTGCGCCCTGTACTCGGCTGCTACCATGTGCGCGTGTTCGACGCTGATAGTAACTGTGATTGTAGGCTGCAAGTCTGGATTGAAGTGCAGCAGATCGCGCAGGAAATCGCCTTGCACATTAACGATACGCTCTTCAATCTCTTCTTTCTTAAAGTCTCCGCCTCTTATGGTGACACCTTCTGTATCGACTACAGCAGTATCACCGCCAAACATTTTGTATTTACATAATGAACCTTCGTCCATTAGCTGTTTAGGCTGCGGTCCCAGGGTTAGTTTAGTAATACCAAACTTCCCAAGGCCAGCACCAGTAGAAGTAATCGGCGTAGCACTTGCACCGGCAAAGAATGCTGGCTGCATTGCACGAATGATCTCTTGGTATGTCTTCGCTTGAATATGATGCGCTTCGTCCAGCAGAAGCACCCTACCACGAAAGGTAGAGATTGCATCACGTCTTCTAGCAAGTGTTGGCATCATCGTTACCATGATGCCTTTGTCTTCTGTTGCACGCTTAGCAGTGTAGAAGCCGACCGACTCGTTACAGTGACTGCGGCATGACTTAGCAAGCTGTTTAATTATCTCATTACGATGCGCAGCCAGCACAACTTGATAGCCCCATTCACGGTAGAGCCGTGCAATTTCGGCCATCATTACTGTTTTGCCGCTGCCGGTAGGGGATACCAAGCAAGGCGCCCCGCCTTCGTTCATGTGCGCGATAGTTTCGCGCACTAACGGGTTTTGGTATCCCCTAAGGTCAAACATTGAAGCTCATTGTACTTCCCTCTTTCGATGTACGATCATTTTGGGCCATTGTCCTGGCTGCCAGGTAAAGTCAACATCCCACCCATCTTTAGCGAAGTGACGCAGCATGAACGTTTCAATCTCATCAGTAGAAACTTCGATCGTTTCGCGTTCAACGGCTGGAGCTAGGTCGCGAGCAAGCCTTGTACCAATAGTGTTACTCATTTCACTACCTGCGCTTTCCAGGTATGGGCTTTTTCAGCCATTTCTGCCTTGCCGGCATCAAGGAACAGTCCCTCGATCTGACGCTTTAAGCTGTTAAATTGGTCTTTGCATTCTTCGTTCGGCTTGAAGTAGGTGCCAGTCTCTTGACGGCTAAGGCGTACCTTCTGCACGCTTTGATCGTCAAACAGTAGCTCTAAGTTGTTTTTCGCAGGGATAACGTTTTCAGAGTACAGCTTTTCGCATTCTGCCTTAATTCCTTTAATTTCTTCTGCGATTTGTTTTTCCGTATTTTGCAAGTACATCAGCCTGGCGGCAAGCCTGCTGGTTTCTTGCTGGATCTGTTCTGGAGTGAGCCTGGCTGGTGTCGCGTTGGGGGCTGGTCCTTGCATGACGTGTTGGGTTGAAGGTCAACTCGTTAATTGTAGCACCTCTACAAGCCTTTCCAACACTCCGTCTCGATCATTTGCCACAATTCGCGTTTTGCCACTGATCGAACGAAACTCGTAACTCAGCTCACGCAGGCCATAGGCCGCAGCGTATTGGATTCGTAACATCTGGCCAATCTCCTGCCCATCGAGCAGCACCGGCAGGGTGGCGAATGGTGGCGGCAGTTGGTCGGTCCCGTGCGGTGGCTGACCAAGGGCAAGCGCCATTTCCAGGGCCAAGTGATCGGCTGGGTCACAGCCTGGCGGCCAGATCGCCAACTCGCCCAGGATCGTCATTTCGCCAAACGTCAGGCGTGAATCGGTCATGGCTGCGGCCAGAATTGAGCGAAAATGGGAAAGTATAGAGAATAGGTCAATATCTCTCGATTGCCCAACGCAGAAGCGCCAAGGCGTCTGCTTCGTTATCATCAACCGGATTGTGACCAAGTGCCTGCATTGCAGTAATCATCATCAGTTTATTGGCGTTGCCTTTGCCGGTAGCGTGTTTCTTAATTGTGCCAACTGGCACGCCTTCATAAGGTATTGCGTGTCTCTCCGCAAAAGATGTCAGGTGACTCATAAAGCCACCGTAAGCATGTGCAGCATCTACGCCAGCATGGCGGCGTACTTCCTCAAATACGATTTGGTCAAGTTGTGTGTCGTTGACGCGCTCAGTTTCATCCCTGAATAGGTTTGAGTTTCCCGTGACTGCAATTTCTGACAGCCAGCGAGTGAAGCGAAGGTAGCGCATCCCGCCGCCCTCAAAGCGTTGCGGCTTAAACGATTGACTGCCTGAAACAATCGAGCCATCACGGCTCCGCAATGCCCATCCAGTTGTGGTGCCAAGGTCAAGTGAAAGGATGGACTTCATTGGCGATGCTCGTTCTAAACTTTGGTATTTTAGCACAAAAAAGGGCGAGCTTGTCAAGCCCGCCCCAAAGTGTCTGCTTAGCGCCTGGCCCTAGCCGTATGGTAACTCAAAATGAGCGTGCGCTATTCTGGCCTGCGCATCTTTCTCAAGACACTCCAGAGCTTCCGCTGGCAGCAGAAGCTCGATACATTCATCTCTGCCGATTGACGCAAGCGCATAGCAGGAGTCGTTTCTGTGGCCTTCAAAGTCAGGCGTGTTTAGCTCGATGCTGCCTGGCTCTTTCCACTCAAGGGAAAGCAACCAGTCGCAAACTTCTGGAGACGGTAAGTGCGCGTCTCGAATCTGTGCCTTGGGCATGATTGATTAGGTGATGGGGGTTTTGGGATCGACTTTGCCGCCAGTCTTGCGAGATGGCGGCTGAGTAAGCGCAGGCTTCACTTTTTCGCCGGCATCGGGGACTTTTTCGGCCTGGGCTTTTTCTTGCCCTTGCTGCTCTTGCTCTTCTCGTACTTCTCGCTGGACATTGGGGAAAGTGGCGGTTGGGATAGTGCGTGTGTGCTCGATGGATGCCGCTAGTTCGCGGCATGTTGCGTTCAGTTCTTCAAGAAGCCCTGAACGTTCTGCAAGCATAGCAGCGCGGCACTCTTCAAAGGTGGACCAGTAGGGGACGTTCCCTTTGCCGTCACGCGGGACAAGCCAGTTTGTGGCAATAAATTCGCCAAAGGTTTGCGTCCTTCGGTCGTAAACAGCAAAGTGACCGTTGTTCTTTCTTAGCACTGGCAAAGGCGCCATGTCATTTGGATCGCCTGGAATGATCCAGACTTGCTCAACTGTTTCGCTCATTTGCCTTTTGGTAGTTTGGCTGCTGTTTCGGCTGCCTTTTTGGCTGCCGTTCTCGTCAGTGTAGCTGCTATTGCTTCCATCCTGCCAGGTGGCGGGATTATTTGGCCGGCTTGTTCAAGGGCGGTCCAGTCAGCAAGGCGGCCAATCATGGGGTTCCTGTTACGATGCTTGTCCATTCTACGCCTTGGCGCGGGAGTGTGCCATAATCTGAATCATGCCGTACCAAGGCGGCGCAAAAAAAGGGGGCGGAATTGCTTGGCGGCGTTCCGACCCCCTTTGGAACTCACTAACCAGGAAACTTTAGCATGGAGCGCTGGAACCAGTCTAGCGAGCGCAACCCCTGCCCGATCTGCGGTCGAACAAAGGACGGAGATTGTCGCGTCAGGCAAGATGGTGGGATGGTTGTTTGCCATCGCGGCAAGAGCCTGGGGCCCCCACAGCGGCTAAGGAAGGGCCAGGTACTGACCGACGCCGCCAACCGCCAATGGGCCTACACTGGAGAGTCCAGGGATGACAGCCGTGATGCGGCCATATTCGTGAT